ATGACGACAAGCTTAGTAACTTTGATTACAACAATGTTAAGGCATTGGTAACTGGCGAAGTTGATACTTTCGGTGGCTTTAAGTTTATCGTTATGGAAGATCGTGCCGAAGGTGGTTTGCCTGAAGCTGCTAACATCGTTGATTCATTTTTCTTTTCTCAGGACTCTGTTGGCCTTGCTGTTGGCATCGACATGAAGACTGATGTTGATTGGATTGCTGACCGTACTTCTTGGTTGTGTAACGGCATGCTGAAAGCTGGTGCTGTATCACGCGATGCTTCTGGTATCGTTAAAGTTCAATACGACAAAACTGCATAAGGAGAATTATCATGGCTTTTGAAAGACAAGGTTTATCAAGAATTGGTGGTGCTGGTACTGGTGGCACTTTATGGATGTATAATGCTTCTGAAGCTGCTGACAATGCTGCTGGCCCAGTCCTGCAACTTGTTAGCTACTTTGATGAAGCGGCAGATGTTCTACAAAAGGGTGATCAGATCAATGTTACCCGCGAAGTAGGCACAGCTTACTTGCACATCACCTATGTTCGATCAATTAGTGCGGCAGGCGTTGTTACTACAGCGGCTGGAACAACCATCACTGATTAAGTAGTAAAACTGAATGGGGCTGCTTCGGTGGCCCCTTTCTTTACCAATAAAGGTTTTTTATGGCAAACAGTAAGCTATCGTTAATTAATAATGCTCTTATTCTTATTGGCGATGTGCCACTGACATCCCTGACTAGCGGTACTCGCGCTCAGGTTGTAGCCACTAGCCTGTATGACAATATCATTGAGAACGAACTCAGCAAGCATCGCTGGGGTTTTGCTCGTAGTATTGCACAGCTTAGTAAAGATTTAGCTGCTCCAGTAGGTGACGAGTGGCAAACTTCATATACGCTTCCTGCCGATATGCTGGTATTAATTAAACTTGATCCCAGTATCCCATACCAAATTATAAACAATAAAGTCTACTGCAATTATAGCGGTACACTTTTCTGTGATTACATCCGTAAGCCCTTCGAGGCCGATTGGCCTGCATACTTTGCCAAGATGATTGAGTATGCCTTGGCTATGGACTTTGCTCCATCTATTCGTGACAGTGCTTCTTCTATGCAGATACTAGCTAACCAATATCTAAACGCTAGTCGCATGGCTCGTTACACTGACTCACAGCAACACCCGCAAGTAGCTATCCAGGATCGCCCATTTATTAACGTGAGGTACTAATGGCTTTTGATTTTAATAACTTTAGCCGACATGGTGGTAGTACTACAGCTCCATCTTGGTGGACTTACCACACGAATGACGCATGGGATGACATTCTCCCTGATAACTATTTTGGAGAGGCGTTTGGGTCTTTGAACGTAAATGACTTTATTCTTGTAAGGTCTATTGCTAACACCTTTATGTTGCGTGTAACTGCTGTTGCTCAGGATACAGTTGCAATAGTAAGAGACACGATGACTGCTCCTAACATTGGTAGTGCAATCTTTACTGCCAGCGTTACCCAGACTGCTACCGACCCAGATACTGCCTATCAAGTTCCTTGGGATTTGGCTGTTGAGAATGGTTCAATTAAGCGTAATGTCTCAGATAACACCAAGATTGAGTTTACTGAGGCCGGTACTTATTTGGTTCAAGGCAACTTGCAGCTCAAGTCTTCTTCAGCATCCGCAAAGACGTTTTACTTTTTCCCAACTATCAATGGAGAGAGTAATTCAAAGTCGGTTCGATCAGGACTTAAAGATAATAATGTCTTAGGTACTCTTGGAGTATCTGCTGCTTTGGAATTAAATGCTGGTGATTACATTCAAGCAAACTGGGCAGTCAGTGATATTGCTGGTTGGCTAGATTCTTCTGCTGCAACTTCATTTGCTCCAAGCTCTTACGCTGCACAAATTTCTATTATAAGGGTCTAACATGCCTAAGTCGCAATTCCAACAAACCAGCTTTGCCAGTGGTGAGCTGTCACCATTACTACTAGGCCGTACCGATCTTGATCAATACTACAAGGGCGTACAACAAGGCGAAGGCGTAGTCATTGTGCCTCAAGGTGGGGTTAAGCGCAGACCTGGAACACAATTTATTGCCAGAATACTACAGGGGTTGACTCGTTATACTCCCCTACCAACCGTTGTTGCTAATGCCACAGATCCCAACAATATTAATGACGGCAATGATAATACCTACACTTTAACGCCTGATGGTTTGTCAGCTCCATTTACTATTGCCACCTATGATTTAGGTGCAAGTTTTTCTGCTCAAACATTTTTAGATGTTAGAAATTGTTCGTTATTTCAGAGCGGTGAATTACCACAAAAAACTGCAAACATTACTATTGAATGGTCTACTAATAATACTAATTGGACAGTTGCCGCTACATTTGAAATAGACAACCAAACCGAAAGAAATTTTAGATTATCTACGTCTACTTTAGTGAAAAGATACTGGCGATTGAGAACTGATCTTCCTGCTCCAAGTGGGTACAAGGTCAAAATTGCTGAGTTTGTATTTAACACTGAAATTGGCTCATCATCTCCTGTTGGCAATTACAAGTTGTTTGGCTGGGAATATGCTGCCGACAAAAGTTATTTAACTGTATTAACTAATTTAAGTTTAAGAGTTTATAGAGTTCCTCATGCAGGAAGCACTGACACCGTATATGTTGGGGATGTACCTTTGCCTTATCTTAGTGCTGACATTCCTGAAGTAAAAGTATGTCAAACTGAAGGTGTGATGTTAATGTTTCACGAAGACTATCCGCCCCAGCGTATTGTATTTGATGGACTAGACACTGTTAATTCGTTTGCTGTAGATGCAATTCCTTTTATAAATGTTCCACAGTTTGATTATAACGATAGCGTTAGCCCTGTTCCTGTTGCTGCTATTCAAACATTTCAATCAAGTGATCTTGCTACAGGCCAAAGATACAAAGTTACTGCTCAAGGTGTAACAAGCAAAGACATTACCCATGGCGGCAATGGTGACGGCGGTTCAGCAATTGGCCTTGCTCGAATGGCCACTAGCGCGTTTAATTTGCAAAAAAACTTGCAAGAAATGCCTGTGTTTGGGTTTACAGGAATAACTGTAACTCCTGTTGGTGGCAGCGACATTGATTTTATTATCAATATGGCAGACGAATCTGCTGGTGATTACGATTTATTTACAGCATTTGTAACTTCAGGAAATGTTGCTGATGTAATTCCAATGTCTATTACGCAAGATGGCTCCCCAAGAACAGAAGATGTATGGTCTGCAGCTAGAGGCTATCCTCGACAGGGCGTATTCCATGAAGGCCGTTTATGGTTAGGTGGAAGCAAGTCTAAGCCGCAGAGTATATTTGCAAGTAGAGCTGGTAACTATTACGATTTTTTTGCTGAAGAAGGCGAGGATGATGAAGGTATCTTTGTCACGATTGATTCTCGTAGTTTAACTGACATTGTTGATATTAACCCTGATCGCGGCTTGCAAGTGTTTTGTAAGGGAGCAGAGTTTTTAGTTAAAGGTCAAACACCGTCTAACATTGAAGTTGTTTCGCAGACGCAGCATGGTTCATTTAACCTAGAAGCTCAGTCGTTTGATGGGGCTACATTGTTTGTAGATAAAAATGGTAATACGCTCCGACAGTTTTTGTTTAACTTTGGTGAAGATGCTTACACTTCTGCCGACCTATCTGTACTGTCTAGCCAGTTAATTAATCAACCTGTAGCTATGGCGACATTGCCAGGAACTACTACTGAAGACGCTAACTGGGTATTCTTAGTTAATGCTGATGGTGCAGGCGCAGTTCTTAACACAATGAGAAGCCAAGATATTAATGGTTTTTCTAGGTGGACACCGCACACAGGGGCGGCAGGCAATAATTTTACAAGAGACTGTAGAATTAAAACTTGCGCTACTGCTGGTGGATATATGTATCAGATTACCTCAAGAAACACTGGCGCACAAACAGGTTCTGTAGATATTGAGGTTTGGAACTTTGATCACTTGTTGGATTCTAGCGAAAAGATAACTATTACTAATTCTGGGTTTGTGCCATTAACTCAAGGCAGCAGGCTGTTTGGCTATTCTGTTCAGGTATTAGCTGACGGAGATGTGCTAGCTAAAAGAGAGGTTACAGAATCTGGCGGCGAATATGGGATTACTATTACTTCTGGGGAGATGAACGGATTTACCAGTAGAGTCTTAGAGGTTGGATTAACCTTTGATGTAAAGGTAAAGACTATGCCTTTGAATACTAATCCTGGCACTCGTGGTGGACAGAACATTATGAAGCGCAAGAAAATTACTAACATTAACTTGCGTGTGTATCAGAGTGCTGGCATCTACATTGACGGTAATGCTGTCCCTATTAGGCAGTTTGGCGATGCACAAGATACTCCACTGAACACCCCATTTACTCCTAGAACTGGTATCATAGAGGATAAAAACGGTGGTAATGGTTGGTCTACAGAAGTAGTCCCAGAGATTACAGTGCCAGACGGTACGCCATTCCATCTGCAAGCTATCCAATATGAGGTCGAGTCTTCGTGAATGATGTTGTAACGCAAGATAGTATTTACCAGTTACAAGAAATAATGAAGGATTTTCCAAAGGCAGATGTAGTTACAAGACACCATTTTTCTGACGGTATGTATGCTAGAGAGATGGTAATGCCTCCAGGAAGTATTGTTGTGGGAGCGCTGCATAAGACTAAACATTTGTTTACCGTTGTATCTGGTGAGTGTGAAGTATCTAGCGTTCACGAAAGAGAAAAGATTACAGCTCCGTACTTGGGGGAAACAATCCCAGGAACTAAACGTGTGATATATAGCGAGACAGGGTGTACTTGGATTGCTTTTTATCCTACGCACTTAACAGATATTGATGAACTAGAAGCGGCTATTATTAAGCCGGAGGGTATTTAAATGGTTTGGGTAATAGCAGCAACAGCCACAGAGCTTTTAATTGCGGCAGCAGCAGTTGGCACAACAGTTAGCGCTGTCGGAACAGTACAGGCAGGTAAGGCACAAGAGTCGGCCATGAAGGCTCAAGCAGAGCAAGAACGTATAGCCGCTGAAGGTCGTGAGTTAGAACGTCAACAGAAGCTCAATGCAGCCCTTGCAGCCAATGTTGTAGGTATGGGTGTGTCAGGTATTAAAGCCGAGGGAACTCCCTCTAGTATTGCATTAGAGAGCGCCAAGAATGTTGGTTTAAGCGAAGGCATGATGAAGCTGTCTGATAGGCTTGCTCAGGCTCAACTTCGTCGTCAGGGTGCTAATGCTCGCTCTGGTGCTAACATGGCTGCTGCTGGAACATTGTTACAAGGCGTTGGTAGTCTTGCTGCATATGGTGGCTCTCCGACTCCTACTACAGCAGGGACGAACTAATGGCTAAACAAGAACGAATTGGTTTTTACGGTAAGTTTACTCCTACTGCCATAGACACATCTGAATCTGACAAGATGCGAGCATTAGCTGGTTTAGGCCAAACTATAGCCGATACTAGCCTATCTATAGCAAAGCCTATGGTAACTGCTGAAAGAGTCAAGCAGGCAGAAATTGCTAGTGCTGAAACAGGTACTATTGACCCTGAAACTGGTGAGCTAAGAGGGCCAGCAGAAGAGGTTGCCGCATACAAAATTGGTGCAGCTCAGGCCAACGCTGTTGCTCGTAACACCTATGAATCTAACGTATCTGTAGAAATGAACAATATTGTGGACTCTGCTGCTGCTGAGTTTCCTGACGACATTAAGGGCTACCAGAATAAAGTCCAATCCCAGATGCAAGGTCTTCTTGGCGCTATGCCAGAAGAGTACAGGGGTCAGGCTCAGAACTTGTACGCTCGCCTAGACAATCCTACCTCTATCAAGATTGCTGATAACGAGAGAAAGAAGAACCTAGACATTTCTAATGCTGAAATTGGTCAAGCCGCTGACGTTGCTTCAAAGAACCTATCTAATGCAGTTTATTCTGGTGATGCAGATGGCACTAGAGATTTCTTTTCTGAATACGTTGTTTCTGTTGATAGACTTGTTGAGCAGGGTGCGATAACTCAAGAGAAAGGCAACCAGTTAATAGAAGCTCAAAATGAAAGAGTTAAGATTCAGGGCAAAGCTGGTGAGTTTGACAGAGCTATAAGAACCGAGGATTACACTCCAGAGCAACAAGCTGCCGCTGGTCGTCGCATTGTAGACGCATTGCGTGAAAACCCTGATTCTGATTTAAGTGCCGAGCAAAACCAAAAGCTACTGGCAACACTGGATACTCAGGTTACTGCTATGGAAACTGCTAATGCAAAAGCAGATGCCAAGTTGAGCAGGGAAGAGATGGTAGAATTGTCTACCCTAGATGTTCTTATTGATATTAATGAATTACCTCCTGAAGAGCTAGTCAGTAAAGTGTACGAGCTTTTTGATAAAGGCGTTATCAAGACCGCTGAGGGAATATCAAGTCGTATCAAAGCAATCAACAAAGTAAACACCACAGTAAGAAAGAAGAATGCTGGCATTGCAAGAGCTGCCAACAAAATCAAAGGTGTTGAACCTGTAGGTGATCAGCCAATCATTCCTGTTAGCGACAAGGACTATGATAACCTTTACGAGGTAGTTACTAGCACTCCAGAGTCCGAGGGTGGGCTACCTACCAACCCAGACCTAAGACGCGCACAGCAAGCTACATTTGTTCAGCGATCTGGTCATGTTCCAAAGCAGTTGAAGGATGAGATACAGGCCGGTCTTATTTCGCAAGACCCTGAAGAAGTTTCCAATGCTTACAGAACCATTACACAGATTCAAGAAATACCTGGTGTTGGTGAGACTGCTTTCTCAAAGAATGAAATTGTACTAGCAACCCACATGGATTCGTTTATTCGGTCTGGGATTCCCCCTGAAGACGCTCTTCAGATGGCTAGAAATATTGTTGGCACTGGCTCTGAGCAAATGAAGGCTCGGTCTGAGGCTAGGGCAACAGAGATCAAGGATGATGACGATACGTTTGGAGCGCCTGTTTACGCTACAGAAGTTACAAAGCAGTTTACTGGAATGTTTGAGAGTGAGTCAGACTTCCAGCAGTCAGGTGGGTTTGATGCTTTGGTTAGCAACTACGGCAAGCTAGTAGAAGGTTTTTATCGTGCAGGATCAACTATTGATCAGGCCAAAGATAATGCCGCTAGATCAGTACAGGCTAACTGGGGCCGTGGTGAGTTTGGTTTAATGAAGTATCCGCCAAAGCAGTATTATAAACTCCCTGTAACAGAAGACACTTCTTACATTAGAACTGAATTGCAAGAGCTGTTCGACCAGCAGGGTATGCAAGTAAACGCAGAGGACATATTTCTTGTGTCTGACGCTACTACCGCAAGACAGGCATCAACTGGACAGCCATCATATTCAATTATGATTAAGAATGAGTATGGCGCGTTAGAGGCCGTTAAGGTTGTGGGGCCAGATTTAAAAATGACAGATCGCTTTGTTCCTGACGCTGCAGAGTTTACTAGACGACAGAATAAAAACATTTTAGCCAATGCTGAGAAAGGAATGCAGCCTCTTGGAACACCTGAAGAAGTAAGAGAGAAGCGTAGTGAGCTTGATGTTAGTTTGGGGCTTGATACTCCTAGAGCGCAAGAAGATCGTGAGAGAATGCGTAAGACCCTGCAAAGTAGTACAAGTGCTGGGGCGCTTATAGCTAAGGGCGTAGAGTCGGTAGAAAGTATTCCATCGTTGATTACTCCTGAAAACATAAGGAAGGTGGTTCTTGCCACTGGTCTGCCAGTAACGCTTGAGAACATTGGTTTAGCTGCTTACGCTATAATGGACGGTATCGAAGAGGCTAGTGATGACTATGTTAAGTCGTTGAATAGAAAGCCTTTTGAAGTTACCGATGAAGTTATGGATGTTCAGGAATTTATTAAAGACCCAAGCGTAGGGGAATAAGTAATATGCCATTTGTGCCAATGCCAGAGACACAGTTAGTAGAAAGAGTAGCTTCTTACAGTCCACAGATCGGTGAGGAACTTGATGAGCCATCAGTAGGTGATATTGCTGGCGCATTGTTTCGCCAAGAAAACATTGTTGGTTCTTTCTTTACTGAGGTTGCAGGATTACCTGACGCCAAGGATGACCCCACCTTTGATGCTTACTCTATGTTTACTGAAGAAGAGAAGTCAGATGAAGGGTTTGTTACTACTGCCATATATGCTGACGATGATAGTGAGCTAGAGGCCGTTAGAAGCCAGTATGCTAGAGAACGCCAAGATCGGGAAACAATCGCTCAGGGTGGAGCCACATCGTTTGTTCTTGGGCTGCCTATTGCTATTGCTGACCCTATCTCACTCCTGACTATTGGGGGTGCAGTTGCTAACACCTATCGTGCAGGTAAAAGCATATTAAGTAGTGCCGCTGTTACAGGCTCTATCGTGGGGGTTGAGACTGCCATTCAGGAGGCCGCATTACACTCTACACAGCTTACAAGGACTTACGGTGAGTCAGCTATTAACATGAGCGCAGGAGTGCTGTTAGGCGGTGTTCTGGGCGTTGCTGCAAACAAGCTGGGCAACTACGGTATTGATGAGAAGGCTGTCCAAGAGCTTGCTGATGTGATGGATCCAGAGGGTAAGATTGCTAGAGGCGAGAACCCATCCCTTGATGCTTCTAATGTAGCGGCAGGTTATGACAGTGTCGGTGCGGCAAAGACAGTAGAAGGCACGTTTGAGGTAAAGGGTAAATTAGCTAAGGGCTTGGTTAAGGTTTTTGGCTTTGATCCCCTATCTCGCACTATGACCAGTGATGCCCTTGTTACTCGTAGAGTAGCCAATATGCTTGCAGAAAACCCTGTTGACGTTGATGGCGCTCCACTACAGTCGGTTGAGCAGCTATCCAAAATAAAGAGCGGTCGTCTTTACTCTTCTATCGACAATAACAATAAGCTCTACGCTGAGTACAAAAAACTTGGTGGAGTGGTAAAACAAGAAAGAACAGAAACTTCAACAAGAACATTTTACGATCCAAAGAAACCAGTGTTAAGTCGCAGAGAGTTTAATGAGGCTGTATCTAGGGCAGTTCGTACTGGCGATAGTGACATCCCCCAAGTAAAGGCATCCGCTGAATACTGGCGCAACGAGCTATACAATCCCCTTCGTGACGAGATGATTGAGCTTAATATGCTCCCTGATGACGTAGATGTATCAACCTCGGTAAACTACCTCAATAGGGTCTACAACAAGCAGAAACTACAGGCCAATATGCCATCGTTTATATCCAAGGTATCTAAGTGGTTAAACGACAAAGACCAAACTCTATATCAGAATGCCAAGGATGCTCAGACTAAACTTGATGAACTTGATGTAGAAGATGCTGCTGATGTAGCAGAGGGTGCCGCTGGGCCGACCCCTGTTGGGTCTACTGTTAGAGCTGGAGATAGAGGTAACACTGGCAAAGTTGTGTTTGCTGATGATAACAATGTTGTTGTGCAGTTTGTTAATAAGAAGCTGGGAACTACAGCAAGCAAGACGTTTACTCCAGATCAGGTTACTTCTGTATCTAAGGCAGCAAAGAAAGGTGGCAAGAAAGCAGCAGATGGAGACAGAAAAAAGCTACAGGCAATCATAGATAAAGCAGAGTTTAAGAAGGGCAAGGACTTTGAGCCAGAAGACTATGAGAACATTGCTCAACAGATTCACCAGCGCATTCTAGGCACTCCTGACGGACGCTTGCCATACGATTGGAAGATGGGAGAAGGCTTTAACTCAGGCAGTAAAGGATCAAGTTTAGCAGGTACTGCATTAAGAGGCCCATTAAAACAACGTAGGTTTGTTATTGAAGACGAGCTTATCGAAGAGTTCCTTGAGAATGACATCGTATCTTTGGGCGCGAGATACCTACAGCAGACTGGTGCTGACATTGAGCTTACTCGTAAGTTTGGCGATGTAACTCTTGAAAACGAAATAAAGCAGATACAAGACTACTACAGTGAGGCAATGAAGAAGGCTTCAGGTAAAGAGGCTGTTAAGCTGGGCAATAAGATGGACGCTGACATTCGTGACATTGCTGGTATGCGTGATCGCATCAGGGGTGTGTACGGATTCCAAGAGGACAATGTATGGACTCGTATTGGCAGATCATCTCGTGACCTTAACTACCTCCGCTTGTTGGGTGGTGTAACTGTATCGAGCTTACCAGATGCTGCGCGTATCGTTATGGCTGAGGGCTTTACCAAGACATTCTCCAAGGGATTGGGCGCACTTGCAACCAACACTAAGCAGTTCAAGTTGGCAGCAGCAGAAGCAAAGCGTTACGGCATCGGTACAGACGTTCTCATGTCAGGTAAGGCAGAAGTAATAGCTGACGTAGGGGATTACACTCAGGGCGGCACAATGGTCGAGAGAGGGCTTAGATCGGCTGCTAATAAGTTTGGTCGCATCAACTTCTTGGACTACTGGACTTCAGGCATGAAGCAGTTACACGCTGTTACCATGCAGACCTCTATCTTTGATGGGCTATCTAAGGGCAAGTTTGACAAGCGATTGACTAGACTTGGCATTGATAAGCAGTCAGCAATGGACATGATGGCTCAAGTGAGGAAGCATGGCAAGAATGAAGATGGTGTGTGGATCACTAACGCTAAGAACTGGGATCGACCAGACTTGGAGCGTATGTGGGGCGCAGCTATGCGTAAGGAATCTGACCGAGTAATCATTATGCCTGGTCAGGAGAAGCCACTCTTTATGTCTAGCGAGCTGGGGAAAAGTATTGGTCAGTTCAGGTCATTCATACTGTCTGCTACACAGCGCGTACTTGTTGCTGGCGTACAGGGCCAAGATCATAACGCCATTGGCGGTGCCATTTCCCTAGTAGGTATGGGTATGTTTTCGTACTACCTCAAGTCAAACATTGCAGGTAGAGAGACAAGTGATGACCCTGCGGCATGGGTAGTTGAGGGTATTGACAGGTCAGGTGCCGTTGGCGTTATTGGTGAGATCAACAATACTATTGAGAAGATTTCTAGTAACTCTGTTGGACTGCGACCCCTGCTTGGCATTAGCGCCCCAGCATCTAGGTTTGTGTCTCGCAGTGTATCAGAATCAATATTAGGGCCAACATTCGGTAGCCTGCTAAGTACCACTGTGGCAGCTAGTAATGCTCTTACAAGCAGCGAGCCGATGACTGATGCAGACGTTAGGGCTTTACGAAGACTTCTGATTTTTCAGAACCTATCAATCGTTCGCGGAATCGAAAGATTAGCAGAGTAGCTGTATAAATTTTAACCAATTTTTGATATAATCAACCCAATTCAAACAGGAAATTATTATGACAACAGTAGCAAATCCATTTGAGGGCATAGGCCCAAACCTTTCAGGCGCAGTAGTAGATATGTTGCCTATTGTTCCACACGATACCAATCTTTTCCCAGATGGTATTGTAGCTATTGGCCTGTACATTACTGTTGGAGGCACTGTAGTGTTTACAACTGCTCGTGGTCTTGAGCGTACTGTTACTGTTCCAGACAACTTCTACTTGATTTGCTCTGCGAAGCGAGTGACTACTGCTTCTACTGCAACAGGCATATTTGCACTGGTGTCTTAAATGATTGGCATTGGCGCTACATTATTTAAAAGAGCAGTCATGGGGAGTCGGGGATTTAGTCCTTCGGCTCTGTTTGCTAATGGGGAAGAGGGTGGCTGGTATGATCCTTCAAAGCTATCCTCCATGAAACAGAACTCTGATGGAACTGTTGATGCGGTTGTAGATTCACCTGTGGGATACATTGAAGATCAGTCTGGTAATGGCAATACCGCTATACAGGCCACCTCGGATAAGCGACCTACTTTGCGTCAAGCTGGAAGTTTGTACTATCTTGAGTTTGATGGCGCAAATGATTGTCTAGCTACCAGTGCTATTGATTTTACTGGTGGCGACCAGATGAGTGTATTT